TCAACCTATGCCTCCCCGATGCAGTCCGAGACGATGCTAGACAGTCCTTTTAAGACCCGACCTGATCCAGACCAATGACAACTAAGCCCAAGAAGAGCAAAGCCCTACGAGGGGCAACCAAACCACGGCTTCACAGTCCACTTCTCAAGGGCGAAAACAAGCTGCAAGATGTTAAAGATCTATGCGACATTGTAAAGATGCCTTTAATGCCGTGGCAGGAATATGTGTTAAAGGACATATTGACTGTGGACAAAAAAGGCATGTGGATTCGTAAGACAAACCTGATATTGGTAGCCAGACAAAACGGCAAGACACACTTAGCGCGTATGTTGATACTTGCACACCTGATTAAGTGGAATACCAATGTTCTTATTATGAGCTCTAATAGAAGCATGGCACTAGACACCTTCCGACAAGTCACTCACCTACTGGAGACAAATGACCACCTTAAAGGATTCGTCAAACAGATCAGACACGCTAACGGCACAGAATCTATTGAGATGCTATCTGGAGCAAGGCTTGATGTTGTCGCAGCAACTAGAGACGGCTCTCGCGGTCGATCAGTCAATGGATTGCTCTACATCGATGAAGTCCGAGAGATCACAGAAGATGGATTTAGAGCTGCTACTCCTACAACTAGAGCTCACCCAAACTCTCAAACGCTTCTTACCTCTAATGCAGGAGACGCTTTCAGCACTGTACTCAACGACCTACGAGAAAGAGCTATCGACTATCCACCCAAGTCTTTTGGATTCTATGAATACTCAGCACCCCAGTACTGCAAGATAACTGATCGTGCTGCTTGGGCTATGGCTAACCCTTCTCTGGGGTACACCATTACAGAGGAAGCCATCGAGGAAGCGATTGCTACTTCACCTATTGAAAACACGCGTACCGAAACTCTTTGTCAATGGATCGACTCACTCAGTAGCCCGTGGCCGCATGGAATCTTAGAAGAAACTAGCGATTCAACCCTTGAAATGGCTCCTGGGGCTTATACTGTATTCGGTTTCGATGTCAGTCCGTCACGCAGGAACGGATCATTGGTCGCAGGACAGCTACTCCCAGATGGGCGGATTGGCATTGGAATCCTAGAGACTTACAGCTCTCAGGTTGCTATCGATGAGCTCAAGATGGCGGCAAGTATAAAGGCTTGGTGTGACATGTATAAGCCACGCCTAGTCTGCTATGACAAGTACGCCACACAAACTATTGCAGATCGCTTGGCTAACGCTGGAGTAATTACCGAGGATGTCTCAGGTCAGCAATTCTACAAAGCATGTGGAGACTTACTAGAAGGCTTAGTCAATGCTCGCGTAGTCCACAACGGGCAGACCGAATTGATCCAGCAGATGAATAACTGCGCAGCTAAGGTTAATGATTCGGCTTGGCGCATCATCAAGCGCAAGTCAGCAGGAGATATCTCAGCACCTATCGGTCTGGCGATGGTCGTGTCGAAGCTAATGATCCCAGTTGCTAAACCTCAGATTTACACCTAGACACACCCTATGTAATATGTCAAATGCTTGACATGTGCTACCATTTATGTCTATGGGTAAATTATTGCAAGCGTTCGGTCTTGAATCTAAGCCTTTAGTTCAGGCTCAAGCTGCTCCACAGGTACTTGGCGAGTATTCACCTTATGCAATGCCGTTTCAGACTGCATTCATTGGCAGAACAGAAGCGATGTCAGTTCCAGCACTTATGCGATGCCGCAATTTACTTGCTGGCACTATCGGAGCGATTCCATTAGAGCTCTACAAAAAATCTAACAATCAAGAGCTTGGTTCGCCTGCATGGTTAGAGCAACCTTCATATTCACAGCCACGATCTGTAACTATTGCGTGGACTGTTGATTCATTACTTCTATATGGTCAAGCATTCTGGAAAGTTGTCGAAGTTTATCAAGAGGACGGCCGGCCATCTCGTTTTGAGTGGATCGCTAACAATCGAGTAACGATTACTCTTGATTCAACTAATACTTTTGTTCGTTCTTACGCAGTCGATGGAATTACATTACCGATGGACGGCTTGGGATCTCTTGTAACATTCCAGTCACTAAGCGATGGCATCTTAACGACTGGCGCTTCAACAATTCGCGCTGCTATCGATGTTCAGAAGGCAGCAGCAATCGCAGCAGCTACTCCAATGGCAACTGGTTACATTAAAAACACAGGCGCAGATTTAGATCCTAAAGAGGTATCTGGGCTTCTTGCTGCTTGGCGTAATGCTCGCAATAATCGCTCAACTGCATACTTGACATCTACTTTAGAATATACCCCAGTCTCATTCTCACCTAAAGACATGATGTACGGGGAAGCAATTTTTAATCTTGCTACTGAGATTGCCCGTCTATGCAATGTGCCTGCTTACTATGTTTCAGCAGATCAGAATAACTCAATGACTTATGCAAATGTGCAAGATGAGCGCAAGCAATTCTTAACACTATCTTTACAGCCATTCATTACAGCAATCGAAGATCGCCTATCCATGGATGACATTACTGCTCGTGGCAATGTAGTTAAGTTTGATATTGATAAGAACTTTCTACGCACTGATCCACTAGCAGAACTAGCAGTAATCGAGAAACTTCTTAGCCTAAACCTTATTACCCAGGAGCAGGCTATGGAAATGACTGACTTAACACCTAACGGAAGCATGGGTCTAGAATGAACCAAGTAATTACCTTCTCAGCTGAACTAACAGCAGATTCAGCAAGTCGCACAGTATCAGGCAAGATTGTGCCTCTTAATGTTGAAGCAGGATCTACAAACATGGGCAAAGTAATCTTTGAATCTGGCTCTATTGATATTGTAGATCCTAAAGCAATTAAGTTGCTAAGCCAACACGATGCTAAAAAGCCTCTAGGTCGCATGGTTTCATTTAGCGAATCAGAAGATGCAATCGATGCCGTCTTTTCTATCAGTCGCTCACAACGCGGCACAGAAGCTCTAATCCTTGCAGAAGAAGGATTGCAATCAGGTTTAAGCATTGGGGCAGAAGTCCTAAAGTCAAAGATCAAGGACGGCGTGACTTATGTATCCGCTGCTCGCTTGGTCGAAGTAAGTTTGGTAACAGAGCCAGCATTTAAGTCGGCTCAAGTTACTGATATTGCGGCAGAAGAATCTGTCGTAGAAGAATCAATCCAACCAACAGAAAGCGAGACAGCCACCGTGGAAAACACCACTCCAGCAGTCGAAGCAACACCAGTTGAAGCACCAGCGGTTGAAGCTGCTCGCCCAACTGTTTCAGCAGCATACTACACAAAGCCACGCATTGAAATTACAGCAGCTAAGTATGCAGAAAACACAATCCGCGCAGCTCTAGGTGATGACAATGCTCGTCAATACCTACGCGCAGCAGATGACACAACAGACAACGCAGGACTTGTTCCAACTCGTCAGCTATCTGAAATCATCAACCCACTATCTACAACAATCCGTCCTTCAATCGATGCAATCTCTCGTGGAGTATTGCCAGATGCAGGTATGACTTTCGAAATTCCAAAGATCACAGCAGTACCAACTGTTGCGATTGAGCCAGAAGGCGATGCGTTCAGCGACACAGATCAGAACGCTGCTTTCCTATCTGTTTCAGTACAGAAGTACGCTGGACAGCAGACATTCTCTGTTGAATTGCTAGATCGTACATCTCCAGCATTCTTTGATGAGCTAGTACGCAACATGGCAGCGGCTTACGCAAAGGCAACCAACGCAGCAGTAAACGCAGCACTTATCTCAGGTGCAACAACAGATGCAACAACAGTTGCAACATATCCAACAGCAGCGGAATTGCTAGGAATCGTAGCTCGCGGATCAGCATCTGTTTACGCAGCAACAGCAGGACTACCTAACCCATTCGCACGCAACATGGTCGTATCAACAGGACAATGGTCAAACATCATGTCTCTAAACGATGCAGGCCGTCCAATCTACACAGCATCACAGCCAATGAACGCTGGCGGTCAAGTATCACCAACATCACTAACAGGTAATGTTGCAGGACTTAACCTTTATGTAGATCCAACAAACGCTGGCGATGGCGATGGAACAATCCTTATCGTGAACCCAGATGCTTACACATGGTACGAGTCACCAACATACCGCCTACGCGCAGAATCAACAGCTAACGGATCAGTAACTATCGGTTACTACGGATTCGGTGCTATCGCAACTAAGGTTGCAGCTGGCGCATTCAAGAACAACAAGGCGTAACAAACTCACTAAGTCGCTCTAGGGGGTCAGTAGCCCTCTGACTCCCTAGAGTCTTATGAAAGGATCATCATGGCACTTACAACAGTTGCAGAGTTACGCTCAACACTAGGCGTAGGCACATTGTATCCAGATGCCACCTTGCAGGAAGTATGCGATGCCTCAGATGCAGTCCTTCTTCCTATGTTATGGGCTAACACTAACTTTGCTATTGCACATTCCAATGTCGGCACAGTCGGCACTCTATATTTCGATTTCGTTATTACAGATGAATTCTATGTTGGGCAAACAATCAATGTAGAAGGCGCTGGGGCTAAGTTTAACGGCAACAAAACAATTACAGGTGTAAGCGAGAGAAGTATAACTGTTACAACATCTCACTTAACTGATACTCCAAAACATCCGATCAACCCTTTTGCATTAGTTAAATCTGAAACCTATCAAGATTGGGCAGACGATAAAGCAGTACAGCAAGCAGCTCTTATGATATCTGTTGAAATCTGGCAAGCGCGTACAGCCACCCTTTCAGGCAGTAACGCTGTCGATTTCCAGCCAAGCCCTTACCGAATGAGCGCACAGCTTCTCGCTAAGGTGCGAGGATTGATCGCACATGCACTTGATCCCCGTTCGATGGTGGGATAATGCCTGTTGCTATCACTACTCTTAGAACCACATTAGCCACCGCTCTAGTAGATAACGCTAAGTGGCAGACCTTCGCCTTTCCACCTGCCACAGTCCTTGCTAACTCTGTGATCGTGTCTCCAGATGATCCTTACTTAACACCTAGCAATAACCAGCACATCACAATCAGCCCAATGGCTAATTTCAAGATTGTTATGACTGTGCCATTGTTTGACAATGAAGGCAACCTAAACGGAATAGAAGATACTGTTTGTAGCGTGTTCGCTAAGCTCGCAGCATCATCTTTAACCTATAATGTAAGCGCTATAAGCGCACCTAGTATTCTCAACGCTGCATCAGGCGATCTGCTCAGCTGTGAGATGTCCGTCAATATCCTTACGAGTTGGAGTTAATATGTCCGAGTGGGAAACAGAGAACGAAGCCTTCCTGAAGAAAATCGGGCAGGTAACACCAGCAGCACCTAAGCCAGCATCTACCAAGAAAGACGAGGAATAATCTCATGGCTGTATTTCTAAACAACAAGGTCGGCGTGAAGATTAACACAGTTGATCTTTCTGACCATGTAACAAGCATTACACTAAACCGCACATTCGATGAGCTAGAAGTAACAGCTATGGGCGATTCTTCACACAAGTTCGTTAAGGGCTTAGAAGCATCGACTGTAACAATCGACTTCCTAAATGACACAGCATCAGCAAATGTTCTTGCAACATTGCAAGCTGCATGGGGAACCACAGTCACATGTGTATTCCTACAGGAAAAGGGAACAGCAGTCTCAGCAACGAACCCTCTCTATACCGTTTCCCTGTTGGTGAACAACACCACAGATCTCAACGGCGCTGTCGGGGATATGAGCACACAATCGATTACATTTACTGCTAACTCAACTGTTGCAGTAACCACAACTGGAACATTCTAAACAAACTATAAAGGGGCAAACTCATGGCAAAACTAAAGATAGTTCGTACAGATGGAAGCGTATTGGAAGGCGAGATTACCCCAGCGGTAGAATACTCCTTTGAGCAGTACGCTAAAAAGGGCTTCCACAAGGCGTTCCGCGATGAAGAAAAACAGAGCGATGTCTATTGGTTAGCATGGGAAGTAACACGCAGGTCAGGTGAAACTGTTAAGCCTTTCGGTATGGATTTCATTGAGACACTAAAAAGTGTCGAGGTGCTTGATTCAGACCCTTTAGCTTAAAGCGCGATCTTCCATTCACCTATCTAATCGCTCGCTTGAGCATTAGGTTGGGAATCGCGCCACAGCAGTTATTGGATCTAGATAAGACCATGCTCGATGCATTAGTGCAGGGGCTCAAGGATGAAGCGAAAGAGGTGAGCGATGCCAACAGAGGTAAAAGGCGGAATCGCACTTCGTAAAGCCCTGAGAGAGTTTACTCCTGATCTTGCTAAGGAAACTCAAAAAGAGATCGCAGCAATCCTTAAACCTATTACTGCTAAGGCTCGCGGTTTCATTCCATCATCTACACCTTTAAGTGGATGGGCTAAAAGTGGCAACGGCACATGGGGCAACCGAGTCTGGTCATCTGGAGAAGCCAAGCGCGGTGTTGGATATAAGACAACACCATCTAAGCCTAATCGTTCTGGCTTTCGTTCTCTTGCGCGAATTGTTAATGCTTCACCATCTGGATCTATCTATGAGACTGCTGGTCGCTTAAATCCAGGTGGCAGACCACAGGCAAAAATACGCCAAGTAAATATACCTAGCTCTAATCCTGCTATTGGTATGCACAGTTATGAAACTAGTACAGGCAAGAATTTTGGCAAAAGCAATAACCCTAATGCTGGTCAGCAGTTTGTCGATGCCATGAATCGGACTTCCCCTATTGTCGATGCTTACAAAAGACAACAAGGGCAAGCAGGTCGCGCATCTCGTAAGATGAAAGGTCGCGCAATCTTTCGCGCATGGGCTGAAGATGGTGGCAAGGCTAACGCGGCAGTTATCAAAGCGATTGAAGATTCTAAAGTTAAATTTGAGCAGAGAGTGAAGGGCAAGTAATGGCAGCAGATGTAAAGATTGATATTGCCGCCGAATTTACTGGCAAGAAAGCATTTAAACAAGCTGAGACAGCAACAGAAAAGATGTCTAAGAATGTCAAGAAACTAGCAGGGGCATTAGGGCTTGCTTTTGGCGGACAGGCAATTTTGGCTTACGGCAAGAAAGCAATCAAGGCAGCGGCAGAAGATGAGAAGGCACAGAAGCAACTAGCCTTAGCCCTTAAGAATGTTGGACTTGGACGAGATGCTGCATCATCTGAGGATTATATCCAGAGATTACAAAGCGAGTTCGGCATCATTGATGACAAGCTCCGTCCTGCCTTCCAGACTTTAGCGGTAGCAACACGGGATGCGGGAGAAGCCCAGAGACTTCTCAATCTTTCATTAGATATATCTGCATCAACTGGCAAGGACTTAGGCTCAGTTACAGCGGCGTTAAGTCGTGCATACCTGGGCAATAATGCTGCGCTATCTCGTCTAGGCGTAGGTATCTCTAAGGCAGATCTTAAAGCCAAATCTTTTGAAGATATCACAAAGGAATTACAGACAACATTTGCAGGTTCAGCAACTCAAGCTGCTAATACCTTTCAAGGTTCAATCGATAAACTGGGCGTAGCTGCTGCTAACGCTTCAGAGATTATCGGTACAGGTTTAATTGATGCGCTCAAAGGCTTAGGGGATGAAGATTCAGTAGATAGCCTTGCCACATCTATGCAGAATGTAGCAATTTACACAGCAGATGTTATCCGCGGTGTCGGTGTGCTTATTGAAAAACTCAATAGATTGCCGGGCGTAGGTTCGCTAGATGTTGGAATGATTCCGATTCTTGGCACATATCTACAAATGCTAAATGCAGCAGGTAAAGCCTCGACAAGTGGAGCAAGCGGAATCAATGCTCAAGGATTAACAGATCTTGCGCGGCTACAATCTGAGTATGCAAGCAAAACACTTACCACTAAGAAGAAGATTACTCAGGAAGAAAACAAAGCACTTAAGGCTGCTCGCCTAAAGGCTGCACTTGACAAGGCTAACCTTGCCCTTCGTAAGGGTGAAGAAGTTTTCGACATGGACAAGATCCAGAATGAAGCAGCTCTTAAGTCTCAGGCAGAGCAACTAGGCAAGGCAACTACTTCACAGCAGGTCTTACAGATCGCTAACGATACTGCTCGCCTAAATGTCAAAAAGTCAATCCTTGCTTTAGAAGATGCTATGGCTTCTAAGGATGAAGCGGCTATAACTGCTGCAACTAAGAAGCTCAATGCAGACCTTGGAATCCTTGGTGCTTTGACTGGACAGAATGTCAAGTTAGCAAACATTAAAACAATCCTAGATAGCCTTAAGCCTAAGGATTTAATTAACTTGACAAACCTAGAAGAAGCTCTTGCTTTGTTAGGCAAGATCAACTTAGCCTCTACGGGGTCAAGCAAAGCCTCGACAGGTGTAGCAGCAAGTGGCATTCCAGTTAATGACTTTATTGCACCTATCTCAACCTCTGGCGGATCTATTGCAGCAATTCTAGAATATGCAGAATCAGCAACAGCCAGAGCCAATGCTTTTGCAGACTTGCTGGACATGCAGAATGCCGCAGATGCAGCAGCCTTTAACGCAAGCTCTTTAGGTACTTCTGCTGGCAACACAATCATTATTAATACAGGCATTGGCGATCCTAACGCTATCGCTGAGGCTATTGATCAGGTTCTTACAGATGCAGTACAGCGCGGCACTCTACGAGGAACATTCGCAATAGCATGACATGGCTTCCAGAATGGCGAGTAACAGTAGGTGATGATGTCTATACGACTGTCACCTCTGTGTCGTATGCAACTGGTCGCTTAGACATTGATAGGCAATGCACAGCAGGTTACTGCCAAGTAACTATCGTCAATACAAACAATGCACCCTTTACCATCAATGTTACAGAGCCAATTCTTTTAGAGCTAAAGAACTCATCTGGCACTTATGTCACAGTATTCGGTGGAGAAGTATCAGACTTTAACATCGGTGTGAGAAGCCCAGAGGAATCAGGCTTTATTACTACTGGCACTATCTTAGGCATTGGCTCACTTGCCAGACTTACTAAGGCTATCTATAACACAGCACTTGCAGAAGGTTTAGATGGCGCACAAATCGCAGAGATCCTCGGGGCTGCTCTTAACCTGACATGGGCAGAGGTCACACCGACTGTTACCTGGGATACATACCCAGCGACACAGACTTGGCAAGATGCTGAGTCCTACATCGGCACTATCGACACAGGCTTTTACACGATGATTGCTTTAGCTGCTAATGCTTCTGCTAAGTCTCAGACCCTTGCAGACCAGATTGCTACTAGCGCATTGGGTCAGCTCTACGAGGAAAAGGATGGCGATGTCTCCTATGACGATGCAGACCACAGATCTAACTATCTCGCAACAAACGGCTTTACTAACCTCGATGGCTCATATGCATCACCATCCTCTATCACTAGCACAACTCAGATTGCTCGCATCCGTAACAGCCTTATCTATAGATACGCCACAGGATACGGATCAACCTACAGTACCTCTGACAGCGACTCCATAGCCTCGTACGGCCTCTTTGAGCGCTCATTCGACTCTAACATCAAGACCCTTACAGACATCACCGATATCGCCACTAGAGAGCTTAAACTGCGTAGGAATCCACGCGGCTCATTAGGTGCTATTACCTTCCGTCTAGATAATCCCGACATGCCAGATGCTATGCGTAACGATCTAATAGCCGTCTTTTTTGGTGAGCCTGTCCTCATTACTAACTTGCCTAGCAACTTGCTAGATGGTCAGTTTGATGGCTTTGTGGAGAATGTCGCATTACGGGCAACTCCAAGTTTTACAGAGATCACTCTTTATGTTTCAGCTACAGACTTCTCACTAAGTACGACACAATGGGAAACAGTATTCCCAGCCACCCTAGATTGGGATGGCGTAAATGCTATACTAACATGGACAAATGCGACAGGAGCACTAACCTAATGGCACTATCACCGAACTATGGCTGGGCTGAACCAGATAACTCTAGCCTTGTAAAAAATGGCGCACAGGACATTCGCGCATTAGGCGATGCTATTGACACTTCTGTCTGGAATGTCGGCTATGGTCAAGCGGGTAAGAATAAGATCATCAATGGTGACTTTAACATTAATCAAAGAAGTTTTACGAGCGTTACGACAGATGCAACTTATACTTTCGATAGATTCAAAACTAGAACAGTAGACGGCACTTCAACATATTCTGCTCAAGTTTTTACTCCTGGAGCAGCTCCTGTGGCGGGTTATGAAGGTAAAAATTATCTAAGAGTAGTAACAAGCGGACAGACATTAACTTCAGCTCAAACACAAGTGCAACAAATCATTGAAAATGTAAGAACTTTTGCAAATCAAACTGCTACTTTCTCATTTTGGGCAAAGGCTAATACAGGAACTCCTAAAATTGCTTTAGAATTAGTGCAAAACTTTGGTTCAGGCGGATCTACCGCTGTAATCATCTATGCTGGTCAAGTAACTCTGTCTACATCATGGGCAAGGTATTCAATTACAATTGCAATTCCAAGCATTAGCGGTAAAACAATAGGTACATCGGATTGCCTTGAGTTGCATTACTTTGTTTCGGCTGGATCTGATTTTAACGCTCGTACTGGATCAATCGGTATTCAATCAAATACCTTTGAGTTATGGGGTATGCAGGGGGAGTACGGCTCAAATGCAACTCCCTTCCAGACTGCAAGCGGTGGGAGCCCACAGGCTGAGTTGGCTATGTGCCAAAGGTATTACCAAAATTTAACACCAAGCACCACAGAAGCAAGCATTGGTAATTTTGCTGCTTTAACTGCGACTGAAGCTTATGGCGTTATATCAATGAAAGTTTCAATGCGAACAGCACCGACGATTGCACAAACAACTGCTACAGATGCTTTCTCTATCATTGGTAATGGAACTGGTGGCGATGCTTTTGATGCTTTTTCTGGTATCGGAGAAGCCTCAACAGAAAGCGTAAGACTTGGAATTAATGCTGGAATTGCAGTTACGCAGGGTTATGCTTATTGGGTAAGACGAAGAAACGGCGTAGGCGGAGTCCTTGCCCTGAGCGCGGAGCTATAAGATGACATACAAATACGAAGTAATTACAAGTTCTTTAGGCGATACGTTTATCAAAGCAACTGACGGCAATACGGTTTTATTAATTCCTATGGATGAATCTAACTCAGACTACCAGGCATATTTAGCAGATGAAGCCACAGCTAAGTAAAGCTGCTAAGCAACTGAGGGAACAGTTCGATGACACCTTCCCAGATAGAGATAGGCTTTCGGATGGCTGGATCGGTGATACCCGACACTCTGCTCGCAAGTCTGATCATAATCCAGATGAGCAAGGCTGGGTTCGTGCCATTGACATCGACCGCGATTTACACAAAGGGGGAAAGCCCGACAACATGGGCGATCTTGTCGATCAGGTTCGTCTCGCTTGCAAGTCTAAGTCAGAAAAGCGTATCAGTTACATCATATTTGATGGGAAGATCTGCTCCAGTATCCTTAACTGGAAGTGGAGAAAGTACACAGGGGCTAACAAACATACGAAGCACGCGCATTTCAGCTTTAAGAAAGAAGCTGACAATGATGGGGCTTTTTTTCAAGTACCTATGTTAGGAGCAAGTAATGAATGAACTAAAGACAGCAGCAGGATCTTGGGCAAGAGCCTTCCTAGTAGCAGTTATCTCAATGGCAATGGCCGGGGTAACAGATCCTAAGGCGTTAGTTACAGCAGGCGTAGCTTCAATCCTGCCTCCTGTACTGCGTTACCTATCTCCTAATGATCCTTCTATGGGCATCAAGAAGTGACACAGAGCGATTTCTTTACGCTCTACCTGGCCACCATTGCAGCTCTCGGTGGCTTGTCTGGCTATGTAATTACTCATCTGTTGTCTGAGATCAAAAGGCTCAACACGCGAGTCGATGAGATCTATAACATATTACTTGACAGGTAGCATAGTGCCATGGCAAGAAAAGCAACTAAGGCATTAGAGGAACAAGGTTACTCAAAGCTTGATGCTTATTGCATTGGGCTTTATGAATACTTCCTATCGTTAAAGCGAGCAGGGTTCGCAGAAGATATTGCTATGTTCATGATTACAGAGCCACAGGCATATCCTCATTGGATCTTGCCAGATCAAGTACCGCCAGAGAAGTTAGGCGATTACGAAGATGAGGATGACGATTAAGCGAATAGTCGTAGTAAGTGACCTTCAAGTTCCTTATCATGACAGGGTTGCAACCCGTAACCTTGCTAGTTTTATCTCTAAGTTTAAGCCTGATCAAGTAGTAACCATTGGCGATGAGATCGACCTACCCCAGATAAGCAAGTGGGAAGAGGGGCGCATGGGCTCTTATGCTCAGACCCTAGACGATGATCGTAATGAAGCTGTTCAGCTTCTTTGGGATTTAGGCGTTACTGACTGCATTAGGTCTAATCACACAGACCGCCTGTATAACATCATCATGGCTAAAGTACCTGCATTCGGGGCTTTGCCAGAGCTGCGCTTTGAGAAGTTTATGAAGTTCGATGAACTAGGTATTACCTTCCACAAGAACCCTATGCCTATTGCACCTAACTGGATTGCAATACATGGTGACCACACACCTATCAAGCCACAGGGGGGCTTATCAGCCCTTGAGGCAGCCCGTAGGCATGGTAAGAACGTCATCTCAGGACATACTCACAGAGCAGGCAGATCGGCCTTCTCAGAGGCTTCTGGAGGCCGTATAGGGCGTGTCTTGCATGGTGTCGAGGTAGGTAATCTCATGGACTTTAAGCAAGCTGCTTACACTAAGGGTGTGGCTAACTGGCAACAGGCTTTCGCTATCATCTATGTGAACAAAGCTAAAGTTCAGGTAGATCTTATCCACATCGAAAAGGACGGCACTTTTATAGTCTCTGGAAAGTCCTACGGTAGACCCCGTTAAATCGTTATCGTTTCGTTACACAATGTAGCCACATTGTAGCCACACTTATGCAACACTAATCCTGTACCCAATCAAGGGCATTGGGGCAGATAGGTAAAAGAATGGCAAACACAGACAAGCTGCTGTTAATCTGCATGCTAGGAATGATCATAGGCTTTATTATGATTACCATAGATGTACAGCGCAGGAGCTATGAAAAGGGCGTACGCGATGGCTATCACCGAGGTCGCAGCATCAAGGGCGAAGAATGAGAGCCAATGAAATCTTACTCACAGCCACAGACACGATCCGTGATCGTGGGCTTTCATACGGCCACCCTGCGGATAACCTGCAAGCAACCGCGATGCTCCTCTCAGCATACTTACAAACACCGATACATGACTATCAGGTGGCAGGGATCATGGTCTTGGTTAAACTTGCAAGGACTAATCAATCAGCCCAGCACATCGACAACTGGATCGACTTATGCAGCTATGGCGCACTCGCAGGACAACTAGCAACCGAGGAGAATGATCTCTATGTTTAATCTTGAAGATTATGAAGATGTTGCAGCTAGAGTCCTGCGTTTTCAAAAGGCTTACCCAGAGGGAAGGATAGTCACAGATGTTATTCAGTTTAATCCAGAAAAAGAGTTTGTCCTTATTTGTGCGCAGATCTATCGCAACTCTAGCGATACATTGCCTGCAGGGGTTGATTACGCTCTCGGTGTGGCTTCTACGTATAACGCAGGAATGCGTAAGTTCTATGTTGAAGATACAAGCTCGTCAGCAATAGGAAGGGCACTTAGTCTAGTGCTCGAGACTGTCAAAAAGCCTACAAAACAGGATATGAGCAAGGTCGTTGCTACAAAAGTAGTAACGCCAAGCGTTACTAAGCCACCTGTGCAAGAAGTCAAGGCAGATGATCAGGATTATTGGACTACGCCTGTCAATGAATATAACAAAGTAGTTGCTGCGCCTGTCACACTTGATAAGGCTATGGAAACTATTGCAGCTGTAATGGGCACAGGTGAAGCACAGGAGTCACCAAGTTGCAAGCATGGACACATGCAATGGCGTGAGGGTGAGAAGAATGGCAAGGCATGGGGTGGCTTTATGTGCTCTGTCGTTAATCATCAAGGGGGCGAGCCTAAGTGCCCGGCCTTATGGTATGTAATAGGTAGCGATGGAAAATGGCAACCACAGAAGGCGAGAGTGTAATGGGCTACATCGAGGTATATAACATAGATAAAGATGGCGAGTGGACTGATCTAGATGATATTCCAATGATCACAGTAATTAACTGCCAGTTATGTAATGAGCCAACAGAAGCTCATGACATCATCATCCCAGCAGTTATTAAGGATGGTGTGCTAACAGCAGGAACATGGCAGTGCCGTAAGTGTAAAGCAGTCAATGGCTAGTCAAGCAAGGAAGCACAGAGGTTTCCGCACAGAGCGCGTAGTAGCTGAGTACCTATCGACTTGGTGGCCGGGCTCATGTGTGGGAAGGGGTAGCGGTAAGGATATTGTTAATGTGCCGTTTGATGTCGAAGTCAAAGCAAGAAGTGGCTTTCAACCTCTAGCGTACATAAAGCAATTAAAAGCTCGAACAGCCATTTCGGGGGAATTAGGCTTTGGAGTAATTAGGCTCAACGGACAGGGTGAAGATGCGCGTGAGTATGCCGCCATCATCCGTTTAGAGGATCTATTACCGCTACTCATATTAAGATATGGTCACCTAGACAAAGAACCTACTGAGGCAGACATTGACCGCTGCACAGGCTGTGGGTCATACATGATTAAGGAGTGCTTGACTTGTCGCACAAAAAGGGAAGCTTAGAGAAGTCTGACGAGCATTACACGCCTAAGTGGCTGTTCGATGAAATGGGCATTGAGTTTGATTTAGATGTTGCAGCACCCACAGGCGGTAGCCATGTGCCAGCTCGCAATTACTACACAGAAGCAGATGATGGGCTAACTCAGCCTTGGTCTGGCAATGTGTGGATGAATCCGCCATTCTCTAAGCCTAGCCCATGGGTTGAAAAGTTCATTGCTAATGGTCAAGGCGTGGCTTTGTTGGTCGTGTCTAGGTCTCAATGGTTTAGAGACATTTGGGATGCAGCTGATGGGATTAGCCCAACACCTTATAACTTTAAGTTTGAGCGACCTGATGGATCGGGTAAGGGAATAAGTTTTCAGACTTTCCTATTTGCTTTTGGTGAGTCTAATCTAGAGGGCATTAATCGGCTCGAGAGAAGGGTACGCTAATGCCAACCTACGATTACAAATGCTCACGATGCAATCTTAATCAAGAGATCAATCATGGATGGCACAATAGACCAGTAGTGCTATGTAACTATTGTAATGAGCCTATGGTTAAAGTAATTGGAGCAGCAGCTACACACTTTAAAGGCAAGGGCTTCTATTCAACCGATAAATAGTTATCCACAGAAGTTATCCACAGGGTAACAATAAGGAGACATTATGAAACGACACACCGCTCTGAGCAGGACTTATAGTAATGGATTTGACAGCGATGGTACGCTAACTCGGCAGAGCCTCTCAAAGGCTCACCGCGAGCCCCTTCGGGGCGTAGCTCGCGGGGTGCTAGTAGCTATTGGGATAGCTCTATGCTTAATGCCTGAAGCAGGTGGATCTAAACCCAAGCAATATGTAACATATAAAGAATATGCATTACATTTATTGAATTATGATTATAAGCAGATGAAGTGTTTAGGTAAGCTCTATGGTAAAGAGAGTGCATGGAATCCTAAGGCTAAGAATGGATCGCATAATGGTATTCCACAAGGACGATCTGAGTACCTTGCTAGGGTAGATGGATATAAGCAGGTAGAGTGGGGTATTAGTTATATCTTTAATCATAGAATCTATCAAGGTGATACATGCAAAGCATGGGAACATTGGAAGGCAAAGAATTGGCATTAGACAAGCTGAACTCAAGGCGCTATAGAGAGCAACGCGAACGCGTGTTTATGCGTGATGGTAGATCATGCCAGTTATGTGGCACAGATGAAGGTGAGATGCATATCGATCACATCATTCCACGCAAGGTAGGTGGTGATCACAGCCTTGATAATCTGAGGGTGTTATGTAAGTCATGCAACCTGCGCAAGGGTGCGCTCAATGAGGGTGTTTTTTTAGCACAGACGGCTAC